AAGTAATTGGCAACTCAACGAGTTCAATTTGGTGAATGGTTACCTGACCAACCATCTATTGCAGGACAGATGATTGATGTCAACAATGTCATTCCACAGGCAGTAGGTTATGGTGCTATTTCTAGTGCAGTTGATTTATCTAACAATGCAGGTGAAGATTTAACATCTGTATTTGCAGGTAAATTTAACACAACCACACAACTGTTTGCAGGTGGCGATACCAAGTTATTTCTATACGATGGTGCAACTAAAAACCTCAACAATGTATCTAAAGCAGGTAACTACACTGGTGCAGGTATATGGAGATTTGCACAGTTTGGTAATGTTGTATTAGCAGTAAACAATGTTAATAAGGTTCAAGCATGGACTGTAGGTTCATCTACTAACTTTGCTGATGTTAATCCTAACGCACCTGTTGCTAAATTTATTACTGTGGTTAGAGACTTTGTAGTCTGTGCTAACCTAGATGGTGGAACAAATGCTAATAAAGTTCAATGGTCAGATATAAACGATGAAACTAACTGGACATCAGGTTCTACAAGTCAATCAGATTATCAGATAGTGCCAGATGGGGGAAATGTAACATCGATCACAGGAGGGGAGTTTGGTCTTATATTTTTAGAACGAGCAGTGGTTCGTATGTCGTATATTGGCAGTCCATTATTCTTTCAATTTGATACAATTTCTCGTGGACTAGGTTGTATTTCTACAGGTTCTGTAGCACAGTATGGAAACATCTCATACTTCTTATCTGATGATGGATTCTACTCTTGTGATGGTAACTCTGTAAGAGGCATAGGAACAGAAAAGATAGACAGATACTTCTTTAAAAATGCTAACCTTAATCAATTTGATTCTATCTCTAGTGCTGTAGACCCTATTAAAAACATTGTGGTATGGAACTACCCTAATGTGCAAGGTGGTCGTTCATTAATTATTTACAACTGGCAATTAGACAAATGGTCTAAATCAGATTCTACGACTGTAGACTATATATCATCTCTAGCAACTTCAGGTATCACGCTAGAAGGTTTAGATGCTTATGGTAACATGGATACACTTACATCATCACTTGATTCAAGAGAATGGGTTGGTGGTAAGTTACTGTTTGGCGGTGTAGACGGACAAAAGATTGTTACCTTTACAGGCACAAACATGACTGCAAGATTAACAACTGGTGACCTAGAGGTAGGATTTAACAGTTGTGTAAATCTAGTCAGACCACAAATACAAGATGGTTCATCAACAGTTCGAGTGGCATCACGCAAGGAATTAGACGATACAATTACTTACGGAACATCTGTAACAACATCACAAGAAGGTCGTGCAGGTGTAAGAAATTTTGGTCGATACCATCGAGTAGAAGTTTCACCAACTGGTAACTGGACACACGCAATAGGAGTCGATGTAGACATCGTTCAACGAGGATTACGCTAATGTTTAGAGTATTACCATATCAAGGTGGAACACCTCGTGAAATATCAGAAGTCGTAAACAATGCGATGAATGGTAAAACAAACAATCATGGCACAGTAACTTTAAACACAGGTTGGGCAACGACAACGACATTGTATGATGAGCGTATAGGTTTTGATTCTAAAATTATTATCATACCTGATAGTGCATCCGCTCAAAGTTCTGCCATACCTTATGGTGAAATTAACTCAACCACAGGTCAAACAGCACCATCTACAGGGACTACAGCAGTAGTAGAGTTTGATAACATTACACAGAATAATGGTATCTACCAAGACGGCACAAATGATTCAAGAATCTATGTTAGAGATGCTGGTGTTTACAATGTTATGTATTCACTACAGTTAATTAATACAACGAATGATAGTCAATACGCAGATGTTTGGTTTCGCATCAACGGAACTGATGTAGACGACTCTGCAAGTCGGTTTGGGTTACCTCCTCGTAAATCTAGTGGTGACCCATCTGAACTAATTGGTGCTATGAATATATTTCTCACACTAGATGCAGATGACTATATAGAAGTAGCAGGAGGTGTATCAGATGTTGGTGTAGAACTATGGTATGACGGAGCACAAACAACACCATTTGTTAGACCTGCAATTCCATCTGTTATCTTAACTTTAAATTCTGTATCAGGTGGAAGTTTAAGCAATGTGTATGTTTCTGCTCAACAAAAAGGTCAGGCAACCATCACACATTTTGCTAATAACACCTCGAACAAGACATATGGATATGTTATAGTAGGATAACTCTAGGAGTTATTTAATGGAAAAAAATTTATTTATAGTCCCTACTGAGCACGTCCATCAATTTTGGCATCTTGCTGAAAAATATTTGCAACAAGCAATAGATACAGGTAATGGTGAATTTACAATTGACCAATTACGTCAATTTGTATCACAAGGAAATTCTACATTATTGTTAGTGCTTGATGAAAAATATCAATGTTATTGTGCATTTACAGTGCAATGGGTAAATTATCCTAATGATCGAGTTGCTTATATTACTTATATAGGTGGTATAACAAACAAAAAATGTTGGGATCAATTTGTTGACTGGGTAAGAAATAATGGTGGCACTCGAATACAGGGTAGCACATCAAAACAATCAATCGTCAGATTATGGCGAATTAAATTTGGATTAAAACCTAAATATACTTTAATGGAGTTAAAATTATGAGTCGTTTTTACGGAACAGAATATTTTGCAGAGTTTGATGGAAATCAATCTATTGATAATGGCAAAATGGGCAGAAAATTATTTAAAGGTGGTGGTGGTGGCAGTAGTCAACAAACCACACAACAGCAGTTAGATCCTACTGTCCGTCCCTTCGTTGAGTATGGACTTCAGGAATCAAAGGCATTATATCAAACACCTGGTCCTAACTATTATCCATATCAAACATATGTTAGTCCATCACAACAAACTCAACAAGCGTTACAGTCTGCTCAAAATAGAGCATTACAAGGTTCTCCATTAGTTACTGGCGCACAACAACAATTGGGTCGAACAATATCTGGACAAAACTTAGGTTTAAATCCATATTTTTCTAATGCACTAGCAGGAGCAGGAAGAGTTGCAACAACTCAATTTCAAGATGCTCTTAAAAATATTGCTTCTCAATCTTCACAAGCAGGAAGATATGGTTCTGGTGCTATGCAAGATTTACAATCTCGTGCATCACAAAACCTTGCGGATAGTTTAGTTAATAAGGCAGGGGAACTCGCATATATGAATTACTCCGGAGAAAGAAATCTGCAAGAACAAGCATTACGAGATGCTCCTGCACTTGCTCAGGCAGACTATGCAGACATTCAACAATTACTAAATGTTGGGCAGACAGCAGAGGACTACCAACGTCAAGCGCTAGAGTCAGATATTGCTAGATACGAATATGGTGAAAATTTACCATACACAAAATTACAAAACTTTTTATCTGCAAGTTATGGCGCACCAATGGGGCAAGTATCTACAACAACTTCATCAGGAGGTGGTAAGTAATGTGGAATTTTATTGTTCCTGCCATAGTAGGCGCAGGTATATCAATGTTACAAAACAGAGACCCTATTCAAGGCGCACTTATTGGTGGAGCAACTGGTGGATTACTTGGTGGTGGATTTGAAGGATTTGGTTCAGCATTATCATCAGGCGGAGCATCAGGAATTGCAAATACCACAACACCTGTATTAGGAGGTTTATCTATGCCTGGTGCAACATCTGCTATTCCAGGAAGTTTTAGTTCATTAGTTCCTTCTGCAACAACATCAGGAATTGCGACATCTACTCCACAAACAGCAGGTGGATATTCTAGTTTATTAGGTGGTGACACAATACTACAACCTAACAACATTGGTATGGGTAGTGTGACATCACAATTAAATACAGGTGCAACTACAGCAGGATTGGATTTAGGTAGTGGTGTTACATCTAATGCAATGAATCAAAGATTTACTCCATCGTTAATGACTACAGAAGGTGCTAGAGGTGTTCCTGTAAATCAAGCGGTAGATAGTGCATCTCAAAGTAGTTATATATACAGTCCAGATGAGTTAGATGAATTAGATATAACTCCAATAGAAGATGTTGAAGATAAAACTGTAATGGAAAAAATTACAGATACCACAGGTCTTGAGAAAAAAGATTTAACATTATTAGGACTTAATCAATTTGCTCAATTAGGTGATGTTAAAGAAAACAAACCAGGTGTTGTTCAATTACCTGAAATTAAAAAGAAAGAACCAAAACTTGGTAAACCAGTAGCAACTTATTCTGCTTCACGACAAATTAAACCAAGATTTTATTCAGTATAGGACATAGATATGGCAAAGAATTTTATGCAAGATTTTTTAGGGTTTGGAATCCCAGATATTTATTCTGGTATTATTAAAGACCCTAAACAGTTAGAGCAACTTAATACTCAAGGGTTAAAAAGAGGTGCAACATATGGACTACTTAACTATCTTACACAACCTAAAAACCAAAACTATGGATCAGCATTGCCATATATAGGTCAAGCAGTTGGCAGTGGTTTGCAAGCATATCAAGGAACAATAGATGCGGGTCTTGCCGGTGCATTACGAGCAAAAGCATTAGAAACAGATGATATTCCTAAGATTGGTGCTATTAATGCAGGCGATTATACTCCTGACTCATTGCAAAAATATCAACAAACAAAAAATCTTTCAGACTTAGTAAGAAGAACTGATCCAACAACAACTAAAGGTATGACTGATGAAGAAATTCTAAAATTAGAAAACGCATTTCCAGGTTTTAAAACAGATGAACAAACTAAAGCACTGCTCAGGACTGACAGAACAAAAGGTTTAGAAATATTTTCTAAAACATACACTGCCGAAAAAGACAAACCTAAATACACTGGAGAAACAATTAATGCTCTTGCTAAAGCAAACTTTGGAGGTAAAATTAATTCAGCAACTGGACAACCTTATTCAGATAATCCTGATTTTGCTGAACTAAATCCACAAGATGCTCTTGCTATAATGGATGCAAAACAAAAACGTGAGATTGATTTAATTAATGCTGAATCAAATGCAAAATATAATACACCTGAAGGTCAATGGTCACGAATTACTACATTAAACAATAAATATGAGCAAGCATTAAAAGCAAACCAATTTGAAGAAATGGAAAAAGCATTTCAACAAGTTGAGATGGCAAGTAGAGCAGGAACTCCAATTGGTGACGTAGCATCAGCAATTAAGATTATGAAATTGCTTGATCCAGGTTCTGTTGTTCGTGAATCTGAATTAGGTATTGCGTTAAATCAAACCAGTGGATTGGTCGATAGATGGAAAACATTTATCGAAAGAAAATACACAGGTCAACAGTTGACTGCTACACAGCGTGAAGAGTTTAGACAAATTGCAAGTGATTTCTATAACATTGCACAGCAGTCTAAAAACAAACTTGATTCAAGATTTATTAATTACGCTAAAGGTGCGGGAGTTGACCCAAGTCTAGTGGTTGGTTCATCAGGCGGTTATCTTGAGTATGATGAAAAAACAGGAGAATTTAAATAATGGCAAATGAATTTGAATATATCCCTTATGGTGATAAAAAAATCAAAGTCAAAGCAGGACTGTCTAGGGAAGAAAAACTAAAGGCAGTTCAAAAAGCAGATCCTGATTACAAAACTTATAAAGAGTTATATTTGGATATTCCTGATACTCAAAATGTCCCAACATTTCCTGAATACAAGAAACAATTAAGTCAAGTAAAAGCAGATGAAGCAAGACGTGCTGATAGAGGTATTGGTGAAAAAATAGTTGGAGCAGGAGAAACCGCATTATCTACTGGTAGCGCTCTTGGTAGTGCTATTTTATCTCCGTTAGTATATGGTGGCGAGACTATTAAAGATTTATTTACTGGGCAACCTGTAGAATCATTTGAAGATGTATTTGGTGACATTGTATCAGCAGGAACATATCAACCACGCACAGAAGCGGGTCAGGAATACACTAAAAATGTTGGTGATGCTATTACAGAATCTAAAATAGAAGGCGCTATTGGTATGCCTGTATTAGGTCGTTTAAGTAATGTTGGCACAGGCACTGCTATTAAAGAAGGTGTGAAGCAAGTTGGTGGCAAAGTAGGTCAACAAGTAAGCAAAGTATTGCCTAAAGGTGAAGGTGGAGGAGTTACTTCACAAATACTTGGCATGACAACTGGAGCAGGTAAAAATCCTATACGAATTGCTTATGAAACTGGAAAACAGGGAACAAAACAAGAAGTAGATGCTTTTTTAAAAGGAATAAACAATAACGCTTCTCCTGAAACTTTAGTTCAAAAAGCAAATAATGCTTTAGGTCAAATTAAAAAACAAGTTGGTTTAGAGTATCAAGCAAATAAAGCAAAACTTAAAACTGATAAACAGATTATTGAGTTTGATGAAATTAATTCTGCATTAGATGAAATTAAGCAAGCAGGTAAGTTTGAAAGAACTACAGTTAATCCTAGCACTGTCAATATGCAAAATAAAATTAGAAAAATTGTTAATGCTTGGCAAAAGAAAAATCCAAAGAAATATCATACACCTGAAGGCATTGATGCACTAAAAAGACGTATTGGTGATTTGTATGATAGCACCCAACCAGGCACACAAGAACGATTAGTGATTGACAAAGTTTATAATAGCATAGGCAACACTATTAGAAAAAACGCTCCTATATATGATGAAATGATGAAATCATATTCAGAAGGTAAAACACTAATAAGAGAAATACAAGATACATTTAGTCTTAAAGAAAAGAAAAGTGTTGATACACAATTTAGAAAATTAACATCTATACTTCGAGATGGTGTCAATGCTAACTTTGGCGAAAGATTTAATTTAGCGCAAAGACTTAATCAACTAGACCCTACACTATTTCCTGAACTAGCAGGAGAAAGTTTAAAAGCATATGTTCCATCAGGAATACAAAGAGCAGTGGGTTCAGGCAATCTTGGTTTAAGTGCTTATGCAGGATCTCTTCTTGACCCAATAACTTTAACAACATTAGGCGCACAAAGTCCTAAACTTGTTGGTAGAGGTGCATTTGAATTAGGAAGAGGTGTTAGAGGTGTTCAAAATATCGGACAACAAATAGGCAATGCAATTAAAACTCCAAATGTTCCATCATTATTAGGAACAGGTTCAACACAAGCAATAACAGATCCATTAGGGTTGTTAGGTATTACTGAGAGATGATGTGGAACGATTTAAACTTACCCCCAATAAATTTATACAACGCTCCAAAGAAAGGAAACTAATGGAAATGGATCATACAGAAGCACGACTGAATACGCATGAAGCAATATGCAAAGAAAGATATGAATCTATCTGTGCCAGACTATCAAGACTTGAAAAGATAATGATTGGTATGACTGGCGGTATTCTTTTTATCCTTATCCACATTGCCCTTAAAATGTCATGAGTAGAGAAATTGCTCTCTTAGTATCTGTATTACTTGTAATACTGTTTTATGTTCATACATCATGGGCAGAAACTACTACAAACATAAAGTATTCTGGACAACCAGTTCAGAGTGCTTTTGCTCCTAGCATATCTGCTTATGGTTCAGATATGTGTAGAAGTGGAGTGTCAGGTGGGGCAAACACTGGCATGATCTCTATATCAGGAGGTGCTACAATTGTAGATGAAAATTGTGAAAGAATTAGGTTATCAAGGGTTATGATGGATGCCGGACTAAAGGTCGCAGGTGTTGCATTGTTATGCCAGGATGATCGTGTATTTGAAGCAATGTTACAATCAGGATCACCTTGCCCTTATCTAGGAAGTTTAGGAGCATCTGCTGAACGTGCTTGGTATGAACAAAAACCTGAGGTATTTAAAAAGTTATATGGTGAAAATTATACACCTCCTACTATTACTTATCCTATGGAGTAATGCTTATGCTTGGACTTGTTATTACCAACCTACGTCAGAAGGTTATATTACTGAAGGATCTCTTAGTTGCGAAGGGATTGACCCTACTATCGCACTGCAAGACTTTTGGTGTGTATCTTATCAACCTAATGATCCAATTTGCGATCCGTTTAGGAAAGAGTTGTGTGTTGATACTGTGGAATATCGCACAGAAATGTGTCCCCAATACTATGAAGGAAGCATATCACAGAGCAGAACATATAGTTGCGCATCCCAAACTTGGTCAGACTGGATTGACTCTGGCGGTGCTTGTGTGCCTTTACCCCCTTCGTGTGTTAGTTCTACTGTTACACAAACTCGTTCATGTAACGAAGGATATAATGGACAAATAAAAGATACTGGAGAATATATTTGTCAAACCCCTTATTCAGAACCAGTATTCACAGGGTGGGTAGAAGAAAGCAATACTTGTATACAAAGCGTAATAGACATAAACGATCCAATATCAATTGTAAGTCCAATCTCCACAAATGCTACTACAACGAACACAGAGAGTGCAATTGCACCTCAAGTTGTGAATACAATTCCGACTAATCCAATACAGTCAGCAATTAGTCAACAATTAAATGAACCGGTCGAGCAATCGGTCGACAATTCTGATAAAGACATCAACAATAAAACTGATAGCAAAGAAGAAGTAAAAACAACAAAAGAGAACAGGGATAATAAAGAGTCTAAAAAGGATAAAGATAATGTCGAAAATAATGCTCATGAAGTCCTTCCTGGATTTGGAGTTGTGTTATCACCTTTAACTTTATCACAAAATATTGGATTTACCCAACAGCAAATACCACAACCTTTTTCTATAGAACAGGAATTTTCAGATGAGTTTAAAAGATTTGAGTCCAATATCATTGACATTCTCAAGCAAAGCGATAGCGAGGATTATTATAGTCGTAGCACCGATAGTGCTTGGGATAGGATACTCAGCAACCAGTTTCTATATTAAAATGAATGAAACAATAGAAGCGAGTCAAGGTCTAGGGCAAATAAAAAAAGATATTAATGAAATACAAATACAATTAACTTCTATTAAAGAACGACAAGTAGAGTCATTAAATTCAAGTATTCGTTTACAAGAAAAAGCAAGCGAAGCATATGCACTATCTAAAGAATCTATTGCTTTAAGTAAAGCAACACAGCGTGAAACACAAGCAATTAGCAATGCGGTTCAAAGCGAAGTAGACACAAAATTACAAGCATTAAATGATAAACTAGAGGTAATTAAACGTGCTACTACAAACCCATTAGATAGAAGATGAAATTAGATATTAAAACTTTACAATCAATATACGATATGTTGCTAACAACTCATGTTTTAAAAACAATAGGGTTGCCACCATCAGATGAAGTTGAGTTTGAGTTATTAGATATGGATCAGGATTGTATGGCATCATATACTCCAGACCCTGACACAATAGGAATATGCCCGCAAAGACATAGGTTTCTTACTAGTGTCATTAAATCAATGCTTCATGAAATTATACATATGACTAATCATTATTATGGCAAATCATATTTAAGGCACGATAAACATTTTAAAGAATTAAGAAAGCATATAGCAGACGAATTAGGTTTTGACGAAAACGAAATATAGGAGTAGTTAATGTTAAGTATTTTATCCGGCATATTGGGATTTGCAACAAGTGGATTGCCAAGCATTTTAGATTTCTTTAAACAAAAAGGTGACCAAAGTCACGAAAGAGAAATGGCACGACTCGATATGGAACGCAGTCTTGCTATGGCAGAAAAAGGTTTTGCATCACAAGAAAGAATAGAAGAATTTAGAACAGATCAAGTGGAGATGGAAACATATGCGCAAGAAAGAGTTGCCCTTTATGAACATGATGCGAAGATGTCGGAAAATGCGTCTTCTTGGGTTATTAATCTCCGTGCTAGTGTTCGCCCCATTATCACCTATATTTTTGTTTTTCTTTTGTTATTTACTGACGTTGTCGGAATGATATGGGCAATTAAAAGTGGTGTAGATTTTGCAACCGCAATGGAGTTAATTTTTTCAGATGAAGAGATGGCAATCGTAGCATCTATTATTGGATTCTGGTTTGGATCAAGGCATTGGGATAAGAAGAAGTGATAACCAGTGAAGAGGGAATTAAACTTATTAAGCATTTTGAAGGGTGTCATTACCATCCTTATCTTTGTCCTGCTTTACTGTGGACTGTGGGTTATGGTCATGTTCTCTATCCAGAGCAAAATAGACTCCCACTGGCACAAAGAAAGACATTCCCATTACATAAATCACATAATAGAAAGTGGACTCAAAAGGAAGTAGATGATCTTTTACGACATGATTTACAGCGATTCGAGCGTGGCATACATCGTTTGTTACCTACTGTGCCACTTAAACAAAATCAATTTGATGCTCTGGTTTCTTTTGCTTTTAATCTTGGTTTGGGGACATTACAAAGATCGACAGTAAGATCCGCATTACTAAGAGGAGACGAAGAAACAGCAATAGATACTTTGTTGCTATATAGAAGAGCAGGCGGTAAGATACTTAAAGGACTTGAACGAAGAAGAGCAATGGAAGCACAGTTATTCTTCAAACATATTAAATGAAGATATTGTTTATCGACATAGAGACGAAAGCATCGGTAATTTCTGCATGGGGATTATATGATATTAATGCTAGTCTAAATCAAATTATCAGCAGAGGTAAAATGATTTGTTGGTCTGCTAAATGGAAAGATGATGACAACATTATCTTTGATTCAGAATGGACTTCTTCGCATAAAAAAATGGTAAAGCATATCTGGAAACTTATGGATGAAGCAGACATCGTTTGCCACTATAATGGTCAGGCATTTGATGTAAAATGTATACAAAGAGAGTTTTTGCTATTAGGTATGCCACCTCCAAGTCCATTTAAACAACTTGATTTGCTTCGAGTTATTAAAAGAAACTTTAGATTTATATCTAATAAACTTGACAATGTTAGTCAGGAATTAGGCATTGGTTCTAAGTTAAAGCACGCAGGAATGGATCTATGGAATGATGTAGATAAAAAAGATCCTGATGCCAGGCAGATCATGCAAAGATACAATGAGCAAGATACTTTATTGTTAGAAAAACTTTTCTACAAACTAGAGTCATGGTTAGGCGGATACATTAACCATAATGAATATAGTGATGTAGTTGTATGCCCTACTTGTGGTAGTTCTCATATCCATAAGCGAGGATTCAAAAAAACCAATACTCAAACATACCAACAATTTAGATGTATGGATTGTGGTTCTTGGAGTAGAAGTAATAAATCAATAAAGGGAAAAACAAAATCAGAGTCGATTATCAGCATAAGGTAGAAATTATGAACATAGATGAAATAGCACAGCATATGATTGGTAAAACAATTGAAGATGTTAATGTGGTGTATGGGGAGGACATACTCACAATTTATCTGAGTTCAGGTATGAGCATTGAAATTATTTGCGATAGTATTTATGCAGATACTCCGGAGTTTGATGATTAGAGATATAGAACTTCCTGATGGGACAATTACAGATAACTATTCACAAACTTACCAAAGATATTGTGAAGCATTAAACCTTAGTAAAAAACCACTATACAAACGTAGGGAGTGGTTAAGTAAACTAAAGGATCAAAAAAGAATTAATGATCTGAAATATTGGTTAGAGTGGATATGGAAAGTCAAGTCTTAAAGACAGACAATCACTCCACTTTCAGTAACCTTACAAATTTGTAAATCTCCCGCAGGATCTATAATAGTTACTGTGTCTCCCGCTATCACATTAAATGACAACATTAATGCAAACATAACTGCTAATACTAATTTATCCATCTTAACTCTCCTCAAAGTTTATTAAATTATCAGGAAACATCTTAAAATGTTTGCCTGTAATACTATGACTTACTTCAACTCGAATAGTTCCATCTGTTTGTTTAAAAAAATTAACATTAAAATGTTCACCTTTTATTATCAGTTTTCGAGTCATTCTTACAAAATCCTTCCATCCAGAAATTCATGGCACAATACCATTGTTTCTTATAATATATCTTAGCAGGTTTTTTACAAATATGGCAAACCTGCCCGTATGTTTTAATCTTCGTCATGCAAAGAGTCGTCTACATAATCATCAGGATATATTGGAGTGCCTTGCCTTCTTGCTTTTTCCTCTAATATTTGATTAAGTCTGTCCTGATAAGATTGTTTCTCTGCATCACAATACCAGTTTTGTTTGTTACATTCTTGTATACAATTCTTTAACCAAGTTTCTTCATCAACACCTTTTTCAACTTTATAACCTCTTCGATCAAGATATTTATATTGGTCACCTTTACACTTACCCCTAAATTCTTCTGGTGTAAGTTTTCTTTTCATTATTTCAATGGTTTCAAGACCACCTCGTTTATAATGGTCTGGGTTAATTGGATCGCTCATATGAACTCCTTACTATATTTAAAAAGTAAATTAGGAGGTATTTTAAATGCTTTTTTAGAAACACTGTCACCATCACCATAACCTTCCCAATATATAAGTTTATTAACAAATATACAGTGTAATATATCACCTTTTTTTAAACAATGAAACTTTTTGCCATCATAAATAATCCAGTAATCTGCTTCACTAATACATAACGCAGTTTGTTGGTTATTCATTTCAAACTCTATTAACACACTATTATATTCCCAACATCTTGGACACGACTTAACTTCTATCTTTGTTTCAGTTTCAGGAATATATATATCATAGGCAGGAAAATACCCTTGTTCTATAAAAGCATGAGGATACTTTTGTTGTATTCTTTGTAATACAATATCCTCTACTTTTTGACCCTCTGCCAACCACTTATGAAAATTAGTGCTTGGTGCTTTCATCACTTTCTTCTACTAAATGTTGTTTTAATATGCTGTGGGCAACTAAAGACATACCAAGATTAATACCCTTTTCAAATGACAAAGTAATATGCCTTAATACGCTATCATCAACATCATGTTTAGATTTAATCTCTTGAATTAAATGACCTAGTTCCTCTATAAACACTTTATTAAAATCTTCAACACTTACTCCATTTGCTACTGCTTCTTCAAATGCGCTCATTTTTTAGATTCCTCTATTATTAAAAGATGACCATCTACTTCACATCTTACCCCCTTTATGCGAATATAAATTGATGACTCATCTTCCCATTTAATTAAAAATTTATTTTTATGGCAAATTTTATTGTCATATATGACAGTTTGGGTGTCTAAATAACATCTAACAGCAATACCAAATGCTATAAAAAATATGATTGTGACTGCAATAAAACTAATAATTTTCCTTAGTAAACTTTGATTTTTCATCTCATCCTCCTAAGTTTGACCGGGTGTATAATGCTAATAAATCTCAAGGAAAGGAGAATCATTATGTGGACAACACCTAGTGCAACTGAAATGCGTTTCGGTTTTGAAGTAACAATGTATGTATGCAATAAGTAATTATTGATACTAATATTCATGGGGGATTTAAGTCCCCCTGAATATATATTTACATTTGACATTAGAACTTCTATACCAATCAGCATCAAACCTAACTCGAACCCAACCTTTTTGATTTGTAACCCCACCTAAAGGAACTGCATTTTTAGGTAAAAATTGTAGGTTCTCTTTTGGAACTTTTCTATAAATAAATTTAGAACGGAATGTCATCTTCCATAGCATCCGCACCTTCTACAGCAGGAGCAGACCCTTTTCCATTGTATGGTTCTTGCACTGTGCCACTAATAAACTTAACACCCTTACCTGATTCACGAATCCAACCTGACAATCTTAGTTCTTTACCATCAACTGTAATTGTTCCAGTGTGAGTTGGTCGTTTAGGGTTATCACCCTGATCGTTCTTAAATAATACAAATGTATTATTGTTATCGTATTGTTCTGCCATACTAATCTCCTTGATTGTTTAAAGAATTGTTTTCAATTTTTTCCATCCAGTCATTAATTTGACTTTCAGTCCAAACGCTTGTATTTTTTCCAACTTTTGTAGGTTGTGGAAAATCACCTTGTTTTATCCAAAGATAAATTGTAGATTTACTAATACTCAATACTTTAGATAATTCTGTTGCACGATATAACTTTTGCATACTACTCTCCTATTTTAAATGTTGGTTTCTTAGTCCAACGTGGTGGTTCAATATCTTTTGCAAGATATTCATTAACGAAATCTAAAGCATAAGGCATATACCATGCCATAAACTTTTTACTAAATGGAATAGTTTCTAGTTTGGTTTCATTTTCTGTCCATACATAGAAATATGCCATGTCTTTTTTATGCACCATCATTTGTAATTGCACCTGGTAATAATACCGGTCTGGTATAGATGGATACACTTCTCTAGTAAAGGGACACTTCACCTCTACAGGAAATCCTTTATAAATAGCATCAACTGATGCGCCTATGGGTAAACTTTCATGAACAACTAATTTATTTCCTGGTTCAAGAATGTCATCTAGTTCTTTTTCTAAGCAAGATAATGCTACAGGTTCGTAAAACCTACCATGCTCTGTGGCATCGTTCCCCTGAAAAGGAGGTTCTCTAAACGTCATTTTTCTCCATAGACTTTTACGATCATGTATCACTGCATACGCATTGGATGCAGTGATAATGTTATGTCGTCTGTTATCCTTTAGATGATCTGAGTTTGTTTGCATAATCTCTTAACACCTCCTGAGTATGTGGATCTAATTTAAAGAACTCGCCTTTTAAGTCACCTTCTTCATGTGCCTTTAGTAACCTAGTTTGAATCTTTACAATATCTTCATCTGATAAAGTTTTTGGTTCTTCTTTATTAGAATCTCTATTATCTTTAGTGTCTGGATCTTGAGTATCATCTAATAAAAACAAATTTCCTAAAGCATATTTCTTTGCATAACTCGAACTTGCTCCGAAAGACTGGGCGATGTCCATGCCCTTACGATTGATACTGATACCTGCTTGCGCAGTAACAGATGCAACTTCTTCTTTATGTGACAACTGTGCAGTTGCCTGGATATAAGGAATACCCGCGACTTCTTTTACCTCATCAGATATTGTTAAGATGCAATCTTTTAGTAATGGTTTGACTGCTTCTAAAATATCTTCTGCACTACGATACTTATATTTACCAAAACTATTAAACTGATTCTTTGGTGCTTTTAATTCTTGTTGTATTCTATTTAGTTCCTTCATAACTCTTCTCCTGTTGTTGCTGTTCTTGTTGTTGAATATTGTAAAGACCTTGATCGTTTTCCTGAGCAAACTCTTCGTTTAGTTGTTGTAAAAATTCTATAAGATCCATATTGCTAATGCTCCTCCTATAATTAATAGAATAAATATAATAAGGTCAAGTTTATCCTTGCGCTTATTTTCTCTCTCGTATTCTTTCCAATGATTAAATTCTCTCATATTACAATACCTCCTAAGTAGTTGACATAAGTTTCTGCATCAAGTTCAGTTTTAAAAGATTCTAAGTATAATTTATTTTCAAAGACCATGTAAACTTTTTCATCATGGTCATATCTGATGTGATATTCAGCAGGTGGTTGTTGCTCTAACCACCCGTCATAATCTTGTAACCAACTGTCATAAGTTTGTGCCATAACTCTCTCCTTATTTAACTCTCTTTTTAAATGCGATCCAGTATGCTTCGTCTATCGGTAACTCGTATGAGGTCTTAAGACCTTTGAGTTTGAAGATTAATGAATCACCCTGAATAGTAACTATAATGTTGCGGTTACCTCTTTCAAACTTAACTACATCTGTTTCTCTCGTTACTGGTTTTGTTAATTTTGTTGCCATTTCTCTCTCCTTATTTATTTAACCTACACCTATATATTACTACACCTAAAATTTAATTGCAAGTTTTTTTATAAATTATTTAATAAAATTTCTTGCATAAAGTTTTTTAATAGTTTAATATAGGGGTGATTTTATTTAATTATTTACTTAGGAGATTACATTGAAGTTTGAAGATGCAGTTAAAAAGTTTGATGGATCAGCACGAAAAATGGCAGAAGCACTTGGTGTTTCTGTCCCTGCTGTCCAGTATTGGAAGTCAACAGGAACTATCCCGGCAGTTCGAGTATTTCAAATCGAGGTCTTAACAAATGATAATAAAGACGTTTAAGATTATTGATGACGAAGGAGAGGGAGTTCGTATTTTTAACAATAAATATGATGCTAAACATTTTGTTGAATCAAGACCTGAGATGGAAATAGTGACACTGGTTAGAGATACATACAAAGAAGCATTTAAATCATGCGGGGAGTGTTTATTTTGAATATAAGAAATTGGGGGAGGTATCAACCTAAAATGAAAGACAGAAATGTTATATGGATTAAATTATATCGTCAGATATTAGAAGATTATGAATGGCATAACTTATCATCAGACAGTAAAGCAACATTAATTGAGATGTTATTACTAGCATCTGAAAACAATGGTGTCCTTCCAGAGGTGCATAAAATCGCATTTCGTTTACGAAAGACGGATGAGTTTATCCAGGAGCAAGTTCATTTGTTAGCACATTGGTTACAAGATGTTGACAAGATGTTACCAAGTTGTGAACAAGATGTTCCCCTAGAGAAGAATAGAGATAGAGAAGAGAAGAATGATCCTTTGTCTTTAGAGTTGTTTGAAAAGTTTTGGAAAGTATATCCTAATAAAACAGGTCGTAAGGATGCTTTAAAGAAGTGGCAGAGTAATAACTACCATGAAGAGTTTGACAAAATAATTAAACATATTGATACTATGAAACAAACAGAGCAATGGAAAAAGGGAATCATTCCAAATGGGTCTACTTATGTAAACCAAGAAAGATGGAATGATGATATAGGTAGTCAAAAAAATAGATGGGAGGGTGGTATATAATGAATGTAGGAGAGATGCTCGATCAGTTGACTGTTACTGCTGAACAAGTCAATGCAGAAACGGGGGACATAATACCGGCAGATTTCAGGATTAAAAATCCGACTGCTTTTGCAGAAGCATTTAAAGACTTAGCAAAAGGAGGACACACAAAAGGGTATCCATTAGCATGGGCAAAAACACAGGACTCATTTGTCTGCCGTCCAGGCGAGGTGTCAATAGTTCACGGATTATCAAGTAGCGGGAAGACCGCATGGTTATCACACAACACACTTTACCAACTACAGATGTGCAAGATAATGGTGGCATCACTAGAAATGATGCCGGTGTTACAACTTCAGAGGTTATACGCTCAGAAGTATGGTTCACCTGACATTGTAGAATCTAATATCCCTGACTTTTTAAACAGTTTAGAAAACTTATATATCTACGATCAAGGAGCATCAACGACTTTAGAAGATATGATTGCTATGATTAATTGGGGTGTATTACATGATGTAGAAATTTTTGTAATTGACTCCCTTATGAAATTATCAGGAGTGTCGGAAGAATCGATGGAGTCCCAAAAGAACGCTATGTCAGTTCTTGCAGACATTGCTATTGAACATCAGATTCATATTTTTATTGTATGTCATAGTAAAAAACTAATGAATGACTATGATATTCCTCTAGCAAACCAAATATCAGGATCACAACACCTTCGCAATCTTGCATCCAACATTCTCTGCGTGTGGCGCAATAAAGAAAAACATTCTAAGATACTTAATGGTGATATAACAGCAGAAGATGCCAGGACTATTCCTGATTGTAAAGTGCTAGTGCAAAAGCAAAGAAATTACTTCGGTGATGATGGTGAACCAGTATGGAATTTTTGGTTCGATGGCAAATCAATGTTATATAGGGAGAGACCATGATAAATTTAAATCGTTTTGTAGAAACAATGATAAAAGAGTTTGATGTAAAATCTTATCGAATAAAAGATAAAAATGGTGCAGTAGTTAAATTTGTTAAAAATGGTATCAACATGGAGGTGAGTTATGAAAATCAAAAAAACACTACACATAACAAGGGATAGTAATTACCTTGAGGTTGTGCTAGCAATGGTTACATCTTTAGATGAAGGGGTGTATGATATGATAATTATGGACAAAGATGGCGCAAGAAGTCATGACCAGAATAGTCTATTATGGGGTGTAATTTATAAAGGTTTATCAGATGCCACTGGTTATTCTGACACAGAATTGCACGATATTTTGCGTATGAAATTCGAGTTGAAAAACGAGGATGGAAGTTTAGCATCAACCGCAGGATTAACTAAGACTGAGTTTAATGAGTATGTAGATAAAATAATTAACTGGTCTAAATCATTAGGAATTGGTTTTGAAAAAGAGCGAGAAAGAATATTTTGAAAAACTTGTTGAGTTTGGATGCGTGGTTTGTAAAAAAGATATTGGTGTTTACACACAACCATCTATTCATCATATACGAGAAGGTATGGGAATCGGGCAACGCAACTCTACAGAGAATTGCTTGCCCCTTTGCCCTACGCACCATCAACATGGGGGTTATGGCATTGCATTTCATGCGGGGAAGAAAGCGTTTGAAGAGCGATTCGGAACAGAAACAGAACTGTTAGAGTGGTTAAAAGCGAGGTTGTAATGTTTGAATTTGTATTGATTGTGTATTTAACAATGGAAAAACCAAAGTATATTGGTAACTTTGAAAGTTGTGCATATGCAAATAATTATGTAGCAAAATATTATCATGATGCTCCATACACTATATGCTTGCATGAAAATTACATTAATTTGCCAAAGGATTTAGTTAAGAGAGATGTCAATGTTTCAAGTAAGTAAATTATATGCAGATATTGATGAAATATTATTTAATGTATTGAAGTTAGATAATTATTGGATCAAAAGATTTGATGCTCCTTTTTACACTTTAGGAAGAAATGCTTACTTAGATGGTAAAACAGATGATTATTATAAACATCTAAAACACACAAATAAAAGATTAATATCAAATTTTAATAATGTATATATTTCTATACAAGAATATTTGCAAGAATATTTTGGTGAACCAGTGTATTTATATCATGATTTTGCAGTTCCTTCTTTTCATATTTTTGAATCTGATCCAATATTCTTAAATTTTCCAAGTAATTGGCATACAGATTATCCACATAAAATTTTAAATATCGGTGACCAAGATACTTACAGTTTTACATACGTTATTGATATACCTTCAAGTGGTGCAGGATTAGAATATAAAGATGGTGAGAATATTAAATATTTAGAATATAATGTTGGTGATTTTATATTTCATAATGGAGAATTTTTGCACAACATTGCTCCACTAAAAGAATACAGATCAAATGAATATAGAATTACTTTACAAGGTCATACTGTAAGATACAAAAATAAATTAATTATGTTTTGGTAAGGAGTAATTATGGGTAAAGGATCAGCACCACGACCATTTAGTGATCGAAAAACATTTGAAGATAATTTTGATAGAATCTTTGGTAAAAAAAAGGAAACAGATGGCGACAAGTCCAACACAACTGACCCTAAAAAAACTAAAGAGTGAAGGGTATACAACTGTTCAAGTGGTCGAAGTATGGATACCATTTGGTAAGTTTGGTAATCGCAGGGATCTGTTTGGAGCATGGGATATACTTGCAGTTAAAGATGGAGAAACCACTGCCATACAGGTTACTTCTAAATCTAACATATCAGCACGAGTTAAAAAAATATCACAAAATGAACACATTAATAATTTAAGGGATGCTAACTGGAAACTTTTAGTGCATGGTTGGTTTAAAAATAAAAGCAATAGATGGGAGTGTAAAGAAATTGACGTTAGTTAAAAATCCTCATGATAAAACAAATTATAAATATAAACTTAAAGAAAAATATGTAACTCGTAAAGAAGCAATAGATGCTCTTTTAAAGGTGTTAGATGGTAATGAACTGACTAGAGAAGATATAGTTCAGCAAACAGGATTAGAAGAAGTTCACATACATAACATTATACAAAAAATGAAAGATGCAGGACTAATAAGAGTTTTAGATAAAAAAAGAGATGGTCGCAGACTTTACACAAAACATTATGAATGTTTACTTGCTGACTTATTTTTGCCATCCGCAGAAGAAATAGAAAAGAATTTTAAAATAAAATCTAAGACTGTTAGAAAAGTAGATCAGGGAACAAGTAAAGGTTCTGGAACTAAACATAGCGTAACATATACAAACTCTTATTATGATGGATGGGATCTGTAATGAATTTAGAATATCTTGAATATCTATTATCTTTATGGGCAAGATGGATGAGACATGATGACTTAGGTCTTGGTTATCCAAAAAGAAGTTTAGGTATGAGTTCAGGAGGTGCATCAACAGAAGATTCATTTGATGAATTGTTTGAAGGTTCTGAAAGAGAAAAGGTTAGATCTTTAGATACTATTATTAATTCATTGGAAGAAGATCAGAAAAAATCTATATATCATGTTTATTTAGGTTCTAAACCACCATCACTGCAAGACTATAAGTTTCAACTTGCTATGGATAATTTATTAACTTTAGCAACAAAAAGGATTGATCTGTGATTCATTTTAAGGTAGAATTGCAGTCATAGGGGCAAATTGCGCCCTTCGTTTCTTTACTATCTCTCATAAAGAAACTCTCCTCCTAGACCCACTTCGGTGGGTCTTTTATTTTAAGCAATGATAAATATGAGATCACTAAATTAAGGAGAAATAAAATGTATGGCAAAAAACCAATGAAAAAAGCAAACACTAAAAAACCAATGAAGAAGAAATAATTATGGCAAAAGGTGTTCCTCATTACTTGCCTAATGGTAAATTACATACAGGCAAAACGCACAAACATAATGGCAAACTAATGTCAGGTGCGACACATACAGCAACAAGTAAAGTATTAACTCATAAAAAACCAAAAGGAAAATAAAATGCCAGGTAAGGGACTTTATGCCAATATCCATGCGAAAAGAGCAAGAATCAAAAAGGGATCAGGAGAAAAAATGCGATCCGCAGGAGCAAAAGGCGCACCCACAGCAAAAGCATTTAAGCAATCAGCAAAAACTGCAAAACCTCCTAAAAAATCTAGGTGATTGCGTATGAAAAAAGATGCAAGATTAACAAGAGCAGGTGTATCTGGATACAATAAACCAAAGAGAACTCCTAATCATCCTACTAAATCTCATGTTGTAGTTGCTAAAGATGGTGACCAAGTAAAGACAATACGTTTTGGTCAACAAGGTGTAAGTGGTGATAAAAAGAAAACAGCAAGATCAGATTCATTTAAAGCAAGACATGGAAAGAATATAGCAAAAGGTAAAATGTCTGGAGCATACTGGGCAAATAAAGTTAAGTGGTAGAAAGTCCATGCACCTATGAGTGCCATGTAATTGAAGATCAATGTATAAAATGTAAGAGAACAGTTGACGAAGTAATTAATTGGATTAAACTTACAGATACAGAAAAAGAATCAATTATAGAAAGAATTAAAAATCAAAATTGATAATACAATTGATATTGCAAAAGAGTATTTAAGGGTTGAATCAATACTTCAACCTGCTATTGATTTAAATAATGGGTTATTTGAATCTAAAGATATACTTGAAAGTTTAATTAAGCATGAATATCAATTATTTACTGCTAAACATTCAGCAATCGTTACCACAATTAATCCATATCCTCATGGCACTGTGTTGCATTTGTTTTTAGCAGGTGGCAATTTAGAAGAACTAGAAGAGTTATACAAAGAAACGGAAGAGTTTGCACGTTATCAAAACTGCAAGTCAATTACATTAATGGGTCGGTTCGGTTGGAAGAAAAGTTTCTTAACTGAATACGGAATGAAACCAACCTGTTTACAAATGAGCAAGGAATTATGATAAAACTACATCACATATTTAGATTAGTCTTTGGATTTGCAATGGTCGAGTTTTGCAGATTCTTTTACTATTATAATTACAATACAGGTCCAAGTTATTCAAGACTATCACCATCTGCTCCATCATTATCAGCAGAGCAACAAAAGTTATTAGGAATAACACCAAGTTCTAAATACACAGGATTGTCACAAATTGGTGACCAAAACTTATATTTAAGCGGTAACCAAGTATGGCAACAAGATAATTCAGGTAATTATTATCTTCAAGATATTGGGACAGATACACGCTTTAAAAGATATAGTGGTGATGTAAAAGGATTAATAAAAGAAGGTGAAGAAGATTCAAGAACATATACACCATCTATGGCATATTTATCTGCTTTGCAAAGAGCGCAAACACCTTATGTTCCATATTCTGCACCACAAGCGCCACTAAGTATTGCAGGATATAACCCATCTGCAATGTCAAGTGTTTACACTCCTGCAACTGCAAGTAACTTATTAGGTAATTTGCCAACTGGTCCAATGTATGGAGCAGGAAGATTTTTAACAGGTGGTAGTGGTTTATTAAATATGCCAATATCATTCACACCATCAGGCAATAACACAGGAACAGGAAATACAGGATCAAGCACACCTTAACTTTATGTTAAATATCTTTGTAGGATTTGATAGAGAAGTAGAACCAGTTGCATATCATGTGTTCTGCCAAAGTGTAATAGATCGAGCAACGATACCAGTAAGTTTTACACCGCTTGCTTTAAACACATTAAATAATTACATGGAGACACATAATGATGGTTCTAATGCTTTTATCTATTCTCGTTTTTTAGTTCCATATTTATGTGATTTTAGTGGTCATGCTTTATTTGTTGATGGCGATATGTTATGCCGGGAAGATATATCAGAATTAATTAACACTATAGATAAGACAAAAGCAGTATCAGTAGTCAAACATGACTACAAAACAAAACATCCAGTTAAATACTTAGGTAATAAGAACGAAGATTATCCTAAAAAGAACTGGTCATCAGTTATGTATTGGAACTGCGGGCATTTTAAGAATAGAGTTTTAACACCTGAATATATTATGACTGCTTCCGGGAAGCATTTGCACCGGTTCGAGTGGTTAAACAATGACTTTATAGACTTAGTCGGTGAAATACCTAAGGAATGGAATTGGTTAGTCTCTGAATACGAATACAATCCTGATGCTAAGTTAGTTCACTTTACAATAGGAACACCATGCTTTAGTGATTACAAAGATTGTGATTACGCAGAAGAATGGGAATTTCAGTTAGATAACTTATTAATACCGATGGATAGATCATGACACCAGAAGAAATATTACAGGCAATTAGACAAGGGCAATATGATGAAATATTGCGTGAGTCTGAATTGAATAATACTGTAAATAATATATATCGTGAATCAGAAATCAATCAAATTGATCCACAAGAATTATTTAGGAAGCAAAGACTAGCAGAAATTAATGCTAGAATGAATCCTGAAAGATATGCCACAGGCAATGAACAACCAAGACTTATAGATGTAAGTGGTTATTATGATTCACCTAACGTGCAGGGCAGTTTTGATACACGAGGTGGAAATGTAATACAAGACCCTACACAAGGAACTAATTGGTCACCTTATGAGGATGTTACATCTTATGGTGGAAGAATAGGAGCAAACATTCCTGTAAATAATGGTATATTAAGTGGCGGGGTAATGGGTCAAGGATATAATGTAGATGTCAATGCTCCAGACTATAAGGGAAACTTTAAAGATAAAGCAATTACTGGCGCAGATATATCTTATGGCAATAACTCAGGCGAAGTAGGATTAGAATACTTTATGAATGAAAATATGCCAGATGATTTCTTTTTACGAGGTATACTTAACTTTTAACAACCAACCTTTACGGAGTTGTAATGGAACACGATGATAATATAGAACAAGAACCTGGATGGGGCGGTAAACGAGAAGGTGCAGGCGCTCCTAAAAACAATCAAAATGCTAGTAAAAGCAATAGGTTATATGCAGAAACAATCAAGAGGATTAATGTTCAGTCTGAAGGACAGGTAGCATATGATATTGCTATGGCATTAATTACAAAAGCAAAAGATGGCGACATCTCTGCTATCAAAGAGTTTGGTGATAGAGTAGATGGTAAAGCAGTATCTACAACAGAATTATCAGGAATAGATGGGGCAGATCTTCCAATAGGTATTACAGTAGAGTATGTCAAATCTAAAGATTAAAGCAAAGTTTCCTGAAATACTAAAGTTTCTATCTGAACCATATAGATATAAAATCTTATTCGGTGGTCGAGGTAGTGGAAAATCTTGGGGAGTTGCTAGAGAATTACTAATACAAGGAGCAATGAAAAATAATCCATTGCGTATTCTTTGTGCAAGGGAAATACAACGATCAATTAAGCAGTCAGTTCACCAATTACTATCAGATCAGATACAAGAGTTAGGACTAGGATCATTCTATGATGTCCTGGAAAACGAGATACGAGGTAGAAACGGAACAAAGTTTAGTTTTACTGGTCTTGCAAACAACACAGTAGAAAGTATTAAATCATACGAAGGTGTTGACAGAGTATGGATCGAGGAAGCGCAAACAGTTAGTAAGAAGTCATGGGACATCTTAATCCCTACGATTCGTAAACCAGGTTCAGAGATATGGGTAACATTTAACCCATCATTAGATACAGATGATACTTACCAACGATTTGTAGTTAATCCACCTGAGAACAGTAAGGTTGTTAAGATTAATTATAATGACAATCCATTCTTTCCGGATGTTCTTGAGCAAGAAAGACTATACAGTAAAGAGCATGACCCTGATTATGGAAACATATGGGAAGGTGAATGTAAGAGTGCAGTTGATGGTGCTATCTATGCTAGTGAGATAACACAAGCACAAGAACAAGGGCGGGTAACAAGAGTTCCTTATGACCCATCACTGAAAGTTCATGTAGTCATGGATTTAGGTTGGAACGATAGTATGTCGATCATACTTGTGCAAAAAGGTGTATCTGATATTCGTATCATTAACTACATTGAAGATGACCATAGAACATTAGACAGTTACTCTGCACAACTAAAAGATATGAAATACAATTGGGGTCAGATGTATTTACCTCATGATGGTAGAACAAAAGATTTTAAACATGGTATCTCAGCAGAAGATATTATGCGCAGATATGATTGGGATGTTCGCATTGTGCCAAGACTTGATATAGAATCAGGTATAAGAGTTGCAAGGATGAACTTTCATCGTATCTACTTTGACACAAATGCTCATCGTTTAATCGAATGTCTTAAGCATTACAGACGTGGTATTAGTGCCACAACAAATGAACCAGGCGCACCAGTGCATGACCAATATTCACATGGTGCTGATGCGTTTCGTTATTTAGCAGTATCTATACAAGATATGACCAATGAGTCCTGGCATAATAGCGAGATACAATATTCTAATTTAGGAATCGTTTAATGAAATTAACACAAGAAGAAATAGTTGCTAAGATAGAGAACGAAGAGAGCATTGCGTATGGTATTAACGATTCGCAATTATCTGAAGAGCGTGCGCAAGCAATTCAGTATTATCTTGGCGAACCTATGGGTAACGAAGTTGAAGGTCGTTCTCAAGTGGTATCTTACGACACTCAGGATACAATCGAATCTGCATTACCGCAAATTTTAAAAATCTTTGTCAGTGGAGACGAAGTTGTAAGATTTGAACCAAAGAATCCAGAAGATCAAGAGTCAGCAGACCAGGAAACAGATTATGTAAACCATGTTGTTATGGAAAAGAACAATGGGTTTGAAGTATTCTATGTATGGTTTAAAGATGCACTACTTTCTAAAAACGGATATGTAAAAGCATACTACGAAGAAGAAGATGATTATGATGAAGAGTCATACGAAGGTCTAACAGATGCACAGTTAGATATGCTTGCATCAGATGACAACATCGAGATATTAGAACACGATGCTTATCCTGATCCATCAGTTGCCCCAATGCCACTAACTCCTCCGATGATGACGGAAGGTCCAGATGTAAAACCTTTAGATGGTAAAGGTGTTGAAATTGATATGCAAATGCAACAAGCATTTGAGCAACCAATGTTACATGATGTGAAGATCCGCATTAACGAAACAACAGGTCATATTAAAATTAAAAACGTAGCACCTGAAAGCATCATGGTTTCTGTAGATTGTAGCGGAACAGATTTAAACACAGCAAGATTTGTGCAACATCGTGAGTTAATGTGTCCAGAAGAAGTAGCAGAACAGTTTGACATGGATGTAGAAGAAGTAGAACAAATCATGGCAGACACACAAGATGCGTTTGAATTAGAATCTAATGCTCGTGATATTTACTCAGAGCAATATGATCGTGCTGTAGATACAACAGATATTTTAGTTAAAGACACATACTATAGAATGGGTGATGAGCGTTATCGTTATGTTGTTATTGGTAATACAATTATCTATGAAGAAGAATGTGACCATGTTCCATTTGCTTGTGTTACACCAATGTTAATGCCACACAGACATATTGGTCGTTCATATGCAGACTTAACTAAAGACATTCAAATGGTTAAATCTACATTGATTCGTGGTCAATTAGATAATATGTATTTATCTAACAATGGTCGTTATGCTATCTCTGATCGAGTAAACCTAGACGATATGCTAACCTCAAGACCAGGCGGTGTTGTTCGAGTGCAAGGTGAACCAGGTAGTTCAATTATGCCATTGCAACACGCTCCATTCCCCGCATCATCTTTCAACATGGTTGAATACATGGATAACATGAAAGAAAAAAGAACGGGAATTACTGCATACAATCAAGGTTTAGATAGTAACTCATTAAATAAAACTGCTACCGGTGTTCAGCAAATCATGAACGCATCACAACAGCGTTTAGAATTAGTTGCTAGAACATTTGCAGAAACAGGTGTTAAAGATTTATTCTTGCTTGTTCATAAGATGGTAAGACAAAACTTAACTAAACCTGACATCGTTCGTATTAGAAACAAATGGGTAGAGATTGATCCACGTTCATGGAAAAATCGTAAAGACTTAACTATTTCAGTAGGTCTTGGTGCAGGAAACAAAGATCAACAGTTAATGCACTTAAACAACATTCTACAAATGCAGAAAGAAGCATTACAAGTTGGACTTACAGATCCAAGTAAAATATACAATGCGTTAGCAAAACTTACACAGAACGCAGGATTTAAGAACCCAGAAGAGTTTTGGATTGATCCATCTAATAACCCACAACCACAGCAACAACAACCAAATCCACAAGAGCAATTGATTCAAGGTCAGTTACAGATCGAGCAAATGAAAGCGCAAGCAGATATGCAACTAGAAGCGCAGAAGAATGATGCTGATATGAAGCAAGAGCAACTCCGTTCACAAAATGATATAATCATAGAACGTGAGAAGATTGCATCTCAAGCAGAGTTGGAAAGATTTAAAGCACAACTCAAGGCAGAGACCGATCTTGCTATTGCCAACATTAAAGCACAAATGGGTATGTAATGAAAGATAAAACACTTGAAGAGATAAAGCGTGGTGAGCAAGCAGATAAGATACTGAGCAACGAAGTATATAGAGAAGCATTTAATAAAGTTAGAAATAACATTGTTGATGCAATGGAAAACAGTCCGTTAAGTGATGATGTAACACACAACAGATTAGTTATTGCTCTACAAACTTTGACTCAAATAGAGAAAGCACTGAAAGATATTATGCAAACAGGTAAGATGGCAAAAATACAGGTGCAAGATCTTAAATAGATTTGGGTAAGGGCAGACCCACTTAGCAACACAATGCCTAATTTAAAAAGGAAATACAATGAGTGACCAACCTAATATGGAGTCACCACAAAGTCGTTTGGAAGCGATGCTTGGTGACATTGAAAATGATGCTCCTCTTGAGGACATTGTTGAAGAACCACAAGAAGAAGAGGAAGAAACTGTAGAAGATACAGAAGAAGAAGTCGTAGATGATTCAGAAGATCCTACAGACGATGCTTTCGATGATGAAGAATCCGAAGAGACTGATGACGAAGTAGAAGAAGAGGACTCCGATGAGGAACAACCTACAGAAACTGTTAAGTTAAAAGTCAATGGTGAAGAAATCGAGAAACCTCTTGACGAAGTAGTGGCATTAGCGCAACAAGGACTTGACTACACCAAGAAAACTCAGGAAGTTGCTGAAAAGCGTAAGGAACTTGATGCTTTAGAGAATCAAATTCTTTTGCAAGAACAGAACCTCCAACAGCAATCTATGCTGAACAGTGAGTTAATACAGGATGTAGCGAAAATTACGGCACTAGACCAACAATTATCCGAGTATCAAGACGTGAACTGGGAACAATTGTCTGATAGTGATTTCGTAACAGCACAGAAGAAATTCTTTACGTTTAATCAGTTACAGCAACAACGCAGTAACTTGGTTTCACAGTTTGAATCCAAAAGGCAAGAAGCATTGAATAAACAGCAACAGATGGTTGCAGATAAGGTAGCAAAAGGTAGAGAAGTCCTCGCTAAAGAAATACCGAATTGGAGTCCAGAGACTACCCAAGAAATTATTTCTACAGGCAGAGATGATTACGGATTTACCGATGCTGAACTTAACTCAATCATTGACCCTCGCCACGTTCGAGTGTTGCACGATGCTATGCAATGGAGAAAACTTAAATCTAAAAATTCGGTAGTAAAGAAAAAGGTCAGTCGTGCTAAACCAGTAGTGAAACCTGGTTCTAAAGACCCAAGTAAAACAGTTACCTCTAGTGCTAAAAAAATGCGTGAGCAATTACGCAAAACAGGTAGCACAGAGTTAGCATCTAAATTAATCGAAGATATGATTTAAGGAGTAAATAATCATGGCAGTTTCAGCAACCAATGTCTATACCGGTGCAGGTATAGCAGAAGATTTTCAGAATGTCATTTATGACATTTCCCCAGAGGAAACACCTCTACTTTCAATGTCGAAGCGCACATCGGCAGGTCAGACTTACCATCAATGGCAGACGGACCAATTAGCACCTGCGGGCGCTAACCGCCAGTTAGAAGGTGACGATGCAACATACGCTACATTAGCATCAACAACTGTGTTAGGTAACTACACACAGATCTCTCGTAAGACAGTCAATATTTCTAACACATATGACGTGGTTAAGAAATACGGAAGAAAAAGTCAAGTCGCTTATGAATTAATGAAAGCGGGTAAAGAACTTAAACGTGATATGGAATACGCATTAGTGCGTAACCAAGCATCATCAGCAGGTGGCGCAGGAACAGCACGCTCATCAGCAGGTGTTGAATCATGGATCGCAGGCAACAGTGTTAAAGCAACATCAGCATCTACAGCAACTACACCAGGTTTCTCAGGTGGCGCAGTTGTTGCACCTACAGATGGAACAGCAGGAACATTTGTTGAAGCAGATCTTAAATCAGCATTAGAATTAGCATGGTTAGATGGTGGTGAACCAACAACTATCCTCATGTCATCTAAAAACAAAAAACTTTTCTCAGCATTTGCAGGTATTGCAGAGAAACGTCATATGGTAAACGGAACAAGCGAAGCAATCATTACTGCGAGCGCAGATGTATATGTCAGCGATTTTGGGAATCATACTGTTAAATTAGACAGATTCATGCGTGATGAAGCAGTTCTTTGTCTTGATCCACAATATGTTAGCGTTGCTACATTAAGACCGATCACAAAAGAAGAACTTGCTAAAACAGGTGATTCATCTAAATACTTGATGACAGCAGAATACACATTAGTGGTTAATAACCCTGATGCTCATGCTAAAGTTCAAGGTGTTGGTGCTTAATCAACATTAGTTTATAATAGAGGGGTGGGATAACTACCCCTTTATTTTTATATATGGCAATATTTTTCGACAAAGATCCTTTAACAGGAATCACACAATATTATGACTATGACCCATCTAAAGATGAGCATATGATTCATAGCGTGCAAGATCCAACTGCTTTAATTGAAAAGTTAAAAGTAGCAAGAAACAATCCTGAAATATGGAGTAAGGGTGTAAAAGAATCTTGGGTTCACTATGCAAGTATCCCGCCAATTGTAGAAATGCAATTAAAAGCAAAAGGCATAGACATCTATAATAAAGATCAAACAAAAGAGTTAATGAAAGAGATTAACGAAAACTATCCGTTTCTAAAAACAACTACAAAGAAACATGGATAAAGAAGAATTACAAAAGGTTCAATTAGCAATTCATGATCTCGTAAACAAAGAAGATTATGAAACTGCAATGCCTTTAATATACGCAGTATTAGAACAGCATCCAGAAGATGCTCCTACATTAAACTTTCTAGGTTACATTTGGTTGATGGGTGATAAACCCGCATTAGCATATCAAATGTTTAGACGTGCATTACAAGAGAGTCCAGGCAACAAGGCATTATGGACATCGTTGGGCAGAGCGTGTCATGAAATGGATATGCCGGAAGATGCACTAAAATACTTTCTAAAGTCTGCTGAATTAGATAACAATTATGCTCAGGCATACAGTAACGCATCTGCTACACTTGTTCAGATGTCAGAATGGAAGAACGCAGAAGAAACTTGCAAACTTGCATTAGAGTGTGATCCTAATGATTTAAACGCACAGTTAAATTTAGCGCACTGTTACCTGGCACAAGGTGAGTGGGAACAAGGTTGGAAACAATGGGGTAAGTCACTAGGTGGAAAGTTCAGAAAAGAATGGTTCTATGGTGACGAAACAAGATGGGAAGGTCAAAAAGACAAGAACATTGTTATATATGGTGAGCAAGGATTAGGAGATGAAATCTTCTATGCAAACTGTATTAACAAGGCAATAGATATAAGCAAAAAAGTATATATAGATTGTGACTCTAGGTTAGAGGGTCTGTTTAGACGTAGTTTCCCTAGTGCAGAAGTCTACGGAACAAGAAGAGACGACCATCCTTCTTGGATTTCAGATGCGACTATTGACCATCGTTGCCCGATAGGGGGATTACCTGAATTCTTTTGGTTAGACTCTAAAGAGTTTAATAGAGAACCTTATCTGAAGGCAGACCATGATAGACGAATGATGTGGAGAGCATTGTTTGATTCATGGGGTAAGAAAGTAATAGGTATAACAACACATGGTGGTCTTAAAATGACCAACAAAAAGGGTCGTGAATTAACACAAGAAGATTTACAACCTTTACTAGATAAAGATTATGTATTTATATCATTAGACTATAATCCTGAAAAAAGATTAGATGGTGTTAAATACTTTGACTTTGCAACAATGTCTAATGACTATGACGATACCGCAGGGTTAATTGCAGAACTTGATGCAGTGGTTGGAGTTAATACTACAGCATTACATTGCGCATCTGCATTAGGAGTTAAAACAATATGTTTAGTTCCTAAATGGCATCAATGGAGATATGCTCATCCAAGTATGCCTTTTTATAGAAGCATGAGTCTTAAATACCAAGACGATAAGTCCTGGAGAGAAGTAATTGAATCAATTAATATCTGACGAATATAGAGAGATGCAGGCAAAACTGCATGAGAACCCTAATTATGGGATCGCATCTACTTATTTTGCACCTATTGTTGATGATATTATTAAAAACTTTAACATTAAAGATTTATTAGATTATGGAGCAGGTAAGTTAAGACTTAGAGATAGCATTAAAGAAAAAGTAAACTACTCTGCATACGAACCTAGTAACCCTGATTACGATGCAGAACCTGAACCAACAGAATTTGTAACCTGCATAGATGTATTAGAACATATTGAACCTGAATTACTTGATAATGTATTAGACGACTTACAAAGAGTCACAATAAAATATGGTTTGTTTACTATACATACAGGACCGGCAGTAAAGACACTTCCAGATGGCAGAAATGCACATCTAATACAGCAACCATTTACATGGTGGCAACCAAAGATTAAAGAGCGATTTGACATAGTAAGAGAAGTTGCTATGGACAATGGTTATCTTGTATTTGTAAAACACAAATAAGGACAATAAATGGCATTTACTAATTACACTACATTCGTAGCGACTGTAACTAATTATCTTGGAAGAGATGATTTGTCATCAGTAATACCTGACTTTGTAGAACTTGGTCAGCATCGAATGACACGAGATTTGCGTGTGCAAGAAATGATAAAGTCAGCAACTGCAACTACAACAGCAGGTGATAACACAATTGCATTTCCTAGTGATATGTTAGAAATTAAAGATATTCATATCAATGGAACACCGAACTATACATTAGAATATCAGACACCAGATCAATTTTATAGAAACGAGCAAACTCACACATCAGGAACTCCTAGATTTTATACAATGTTAGGTCAAGAGTTTCAGTTTGCACCAACTCCTGATGGGTCACAAACAGTGCAAATTTTATATTATGCTAAACCAACTTTTATTTCATCATCTAATGCAAGTAATGTGTTATTGGCAAATTTTCCTGATGCGCTGTTATATGCAACTCTAGCAGAAGCAGAACCATATCTCATGAACGATGAACGAGTCGCAACATGGGCAAATATGTATGATAGAGCAATTGTAAACATTAGGATTAATGACAAGGGTGCAACATACCCTAACACTTCACTAAACGTAACAACTCGATAAGGAGCAATATTATGGCAGAAATGTCGAATTTTTTAGAAAACGAACTGTATGACCATGTGTTAAGAAACGCATCTTACACTTCACCAACAAATATTTATATGTCACTTCATACTGCTGATCCAACCGATGCAGGAACAGGCACAGAAGTATCTGGTGGTTCATATGCTAGAACAGCAGTAACAATGGGTGCACCTACCAATGGTTCAGGCACTAATTCTTCTGATGTTCAATTCCCACAATGCACTTCAGACTGGGGCAGTGTTACTCACATTGCTATATGGGATGCAACTACAGCAGGCAATATGTTACTACATTCGCCACTCGATACAAGCAAGGACATTACCACAGGAGATGTCTTTAAGGTCGCTAGTGGTTCATTAACTGTTACATTTGCTTAATCGTGCCTGCTGATGTTTGTGGTTTTACTACCCTAGAGTCATTAGATGCTTTAGGCAGTATAGATGATTTAGTATTGTCATTAGATGATGGTGCTTACGCTACTGCTTGTTTGCATTATGGTGATGGAGTAGTCACGACTGATGGAACTGTATCTGCAAGTCCTACAGTCACTATATCATTTAGTGGAACAATTACAGGTGATGCTGATGCAAGTGCTAGTGCAGGATTAATTGTTACTAGAACTGCTGATATAGATACATCTGCTAGTGCAAGTGCATATCCTACTAAGATTATATTCTTTAGTGGTGATATAGATGCTACTGCTAGTGTGCAAGCACTGGGTGGTGGTCAATGGACTGGATACGCATTTATGGGGGCACAGGCAAATGCGTATGTAAGAGGTAATGCAATATTTGAATTTACAGGCAATATATCAAGTCGTGCAGATATGTCTGCTGACCTTTACATATACGGACAAGAATGGACTCCTGTATCAACAGGTAGTGAAACATGGACACAAATAGGATAAACGAGGTAAATTATGGCAAAAACTAAAATTTCAGAATATGATTCAACCGCTAGTGCGAATACCGATATAGACAGTATTAATATCGATGAAGGTTGTGCACCTAGTGGTATAAACAATGCTATTAGGGAACTAATGGCACACCTAAAAGACTTACAAGCAGGCACAAGTGGTGATACAATACCAGTAGCATCAGGCGGAACAGGTGCAACAACTGCATCTGGTGCAAGAACTGCATTAGGAGCAGGTGCAACAGGTGCAACTTTATTTCAAACTGCAACAGTCGCATCAGCACAACAAGCAATAGATGTTGAAGTTGGTGTAGATGTTCAAGCATACGATGCAGATACATTAGTCGGTGATACAGCAAAAACTCTCACTGCTCCATTCAGAGGAACAGTAACTACAGACAATGACTTATCATTTGACCAGAATGTGACTAATAACTTCTCATGCACACCTACAGCAGGTGGCACACTCACCTTTACTAATCACACAGCAGGTCAGTCAGGTTATGTGTTATTAGATAACTCTAGTGGTTATGCAATTACTGCTCATGCTAATACTAAGATTACTGCAACTGATTTAACAACCATCTCAACAGCAGGTGTATACTTAATATCTTACTTTGATAACGGAACAAACGCATATTGCACAGTTAGTGCATCTTATGCTTAATACGGAGATTTACCTTGAGTTTATTACAAAAC